GCTGCAGGAGATCGGAGGCGATCAGTCGCTGGATTATGTCTCGCTCAACCGCAAGGTGGTGTCGAGCGGGATTCTGTACGGTTTGGGTGTGTTGCGCGGTCCGTTCGTGACGGCGACGCAGAAGACTACATGGCAGATGGATGAGAAGACCGGTGCGCCGGTACCCAAGCAGTCGACCAAGTATAAGCCCATGTTCGAGTTCTTGCCGGTGTGGGACTTTTATCCGGACATGTCGGCCAAGACGCTGCGCAACGGCGACGGCTATTTTATTCGGCTGGTCATGTCGCGCCATCAAGTGCGCAAGCTGGCGGATCGCAAGGACTTTTTCGGTAATCTGATCAAGCAGTATCTCAATACTGTCGGGCAGCAGGGGAATTACAAGGCCCAGCCGTTCGAGGCCGAGCTGCGTAGCATGGGCGTCAAGATTAACGTCAACGAGCAGAAGTCCGAGACCAGTAAGTACGAGGTCATCATATGGAATGGTCCGGTTAGCGGGCAGTATCTGTCGATGGCCGGTGTGGACGTGCCGGAAGACAAGATGGCGGACGACATCGACGCCGAGGTGTGGATGATCGATAACACTGTCATTAAGGCGGACATTAACCCGTGGCGCAAGCTTGGCACGGATGTGAAGACTATTCACACGTTTATTTTTGACGAGGATGATACGAGCCCGGTCGGTAACGGCCTGCCCAACGTGATGCGCGACAGCCAGATGTCTATTGCGGCGGCTGCGCGGATGCTGCTGGATAACGCCAGTGTAGTGTGCGGACCCAACTTGGAGCTGAATACAGAGCTGCTGCGGCTGGATCAGGACTTGTCCAGCGTGCATGGGTACAAGATTTGGTACCGTGAAGGTCTGGGCTTGGATGCGCAGGTGTCGGCGGTCAAGAATATCGCGATCGATAGCCACATTGACGAGCTGCTGAAAACGATCGACCTGTTCATGCGCTTTGCCGATATGGAGACGTTTGTCGGCCCGGCCACTGGTGGTGATATGGAGCGTGGCCCCAGCGAACCGATGCGGACAGCTGCAGGAGCGTCCATGCTGCGAGGCGATGCAGCCCTGCCGTTCAAGGACATTATCCGTAACTTCGATAGCTTCACGCAATCGGTCATTACTTCGCTCGTGTGGTTTAACCGCAAGTTCAATCCGAAGCCTGAGCTGGAGGGGGACTACAACGTCATCGCTCGTGGCGCCACCAGCCTGATTGCCAAGGAAATTCGCGGTATGCAGCTGGATCAGCTGGCAACGACCTTGCGTCCGGAAGAGTTGATACACGTAGATGACCGCAAGATGGTTGAGCAACGCTTTGCAGTACGTGATTTGAGTGGTATGCTAGTAAGTAAGGCGGAAGTAGACCGTCGCCGCGCCGTTCAGCAGCAACAAGCCACTGAAGAGAAACAACAGCGTGACGAAATGGTTGCAGCACAGATTCGCGATACTCTGTCGCAAGCGTACAAGAACATTGCGCAAGGACAGAAGAACGCAGCCAACGCCGAGGCGACACAAGTGAAGAATGTTCTGGAAGTGCTGGAGAAAGGACTCGTAGACGATGCGGAACAACAAGGTGGAAGTGCAAACCCGGCTCAAGCAGGTGCAGGTGGTCCGGCAGGGGCATGATGTTCAGGCTGTAATCAGTTTGTTGGAAGCAATGTATGAGGAATCTCGGGACCGGCTGCTGGATGTCGGTCCTGATGACTTTTTAGCCGCCAGAGCAGAAGTTGCCGCAATCAAGCGCATTATTGACATGATCATGAAGCCGAGCATGGCTGAATTAACCACACGTAAGGAGTAAAGAATGGCTACCGATACAGCACAAAACGACGAATTTACCGCAGCCTTTGCGCGGTTCGGAGCGGATGCTACTGGCGACACGCCACCACAAGAGCCAATCGAGGAAGAAATCCCGGCAGAACCTGCACCTGCGGAAGAGCCGCCAGCAGAGCCTGTACCTGCAGAACCTGTGCCGGAAGAGCCCGCACCTGAAGAACCTGCACCGGAAGAGCCGGCACCCAAGGAGTCTGACGACGATGTGATCAAGCGTTTGGCGGATATGTTGGCGAAACAGCAAACACCTGAGCCGCAACCTGAACCTGATCCGACTCCCGCTCCAGAGCCTGAGCTTTTTTCCGCAGAAGAAAAGTCTTTCTTGGATACGTACGAGAAAGAATGGCCGGATGTTGCCAAGGCGGAAGCGCTTCGTCGCAGGGCGGAGTACCGCGATCTGGCGAGCTATATGTTTGCTGAAGTTGCCAAGGTTGTGCAGCCCATGCGGCAGGTGTTGGATGAGTTGGCAACAAGAACCCACTTGACAGACCTACGGTCTACAGTGGAAGATTACGATAACGTACGAGATAAGGTCGTCGATTGGGTGCAGAAACAGCCCGAATACTTGCGACCGGCTTACGAGTATGTTATAGATAAGGGGTCACCGGAAGAAGTAGCTGATCTGGTGGCACGTTATAAACGGGAGACTGGTGTATCACAACCGATCACCAAGACACCCAAGAAGGAATCTGAGCTGCCTCCGGCAACCAAACAAGCGGTTGAGTCGTTGGCCCCAGTCGGTTCCAAGCGGTCTGCAATTGTGCAAGGCGTTGATCCCAACGATTTCGAGGGAGCCTTCGCTGAATTTGCCAAGAATGCAGCATAATTTTTGGAATTTATCTAGGAGAACAACATGGCTCAAGTTACAGGTTACGGTGACATTACACCGGCAGTCGCAGCGTACTCTGTTGTACGTATGCTCAATCGTGCAATGCCTTATCTGCACTTTGAAAAATTCGGCCAAACTTATGTTTTGCCAACCAACAACACCAACGTCGCTAAGTTCCGCCGTTACTTCCTGAGCGGTGCCACCGGCGCTGCAGGTACTGGTAACCCAGCACAGAACTTCTACATCCCTGTAGCAACCACACCGTTGGTTGAAGGCGTTACCCCAACCGGCTCCAAGCTGGCTAACCAAGACTACACCGCCACTCTGCAACAATATGGTGACTACGTTACCATTACTGATGTGGTTATGGACACTCACACCGATCCAGTGCTGCAACAAGCCACTGACATCTTGGGTGAACAAGCTGCGGTTACTGTCGAAACCCTGCGTTACAACGTATTGAAGGCCGGCACCAACGTGTTCCGTGCTAACAAGGTTGCACAGGTCAGCGATATTGTCGCAACCGTTTCGGTTGGTGACCTCCGTCGCGTATCTACTGCGCTTAACCGTCAAAACGCCAAGAAGATTTCCAGCGTTGTTGCATCGACTCCTGACTTCAACACCAAGTCTGTCGAAGCTGCATACATGGCTGTCTGCCATCCTGATCTGGAAACCGATCTTCGCACTCTGTCCGGTTACAAGCCAGTCGCAGACTACGGTCCTCACACCACACCGTTTGAAGGTGAGATCGGCTCTTTCGAGCAAATCCGCTTCATGACATCAACTGTTGTGACACCGTATGCGGATGTAGGCGGCGCAAATGCAGCACTTCGCGCAACCACCAACGCATCTACTGCGATTGACGTGTATCCGATCCTGATCTTCGGTCGTGATGCTTACGGTATCGTTCCGCTCAAGGGCAAGTCCGCAATGACCCCAATGGTTGTTAATCCGAAGCCTGCTTCCGGTGACCCACTGGCTCAACGCGGTACTGTTGGTTGGAAGCTATGGAACTCCACCGTGATCCTGCAACAGGCTTGGATGGCGATCCTGTTGGTCGGCGCTACAGCCTAACGATAGGGGGCTTCGGCCCCCATCATCTCGTACAAGGAGAATAGCATGACTGACGTATACGCATTACGGACCGCAGGTGGCGTACATAACTTCGCTTCGGGCACGTTTGAAGGTGAAGACGAGGCCGCGACGATTTATCTTGGTTTTGTTCCACAGTATGTCAAAGTGTTCAATGTGACCGCTGAGACTGTCTGGGAAAAGACCAGCGACATGGCTGCAGGCGCGTGCTTTAGTATCGCACCAGTAGTTGTGAACGATGATGAAGACGCATCTTTGGGCACTGTCACCACCGGAATTACAATCAATTCTAACGGAACGATCACCCTTGCCGCTGAAGTTGTTGGCGATGGCGATACTGTTTCGTGGATCGCACAAGCCTAAAAGGAGCTCAACATGGCAACTGTATCTGCAACTAGCTTATCGGCAGGCGTCGTCAATCTGGCGTCTGGTTCGTTTACCTCCGACAATACGGCTACCACCGTAAACCTCGGTTTCACACCCCGTTGGGTCAAGGTCGTCAATTCGACCGATGTCATCGTATGGGAAAAACTTGAAGGTATGGCAGCAGCCAATTCGGTCAAGACTGTTACTGCTGGTACTACTACCGTAGACACCGGCTCGGCAATTCTGATCACTGCAGGCGGCTTCACACTTTCGCAAACNGCTGTNGGTANCNCCAAGGCAATTTCTTGGGTTGCTCAAGGCTAAAGGTCGGGGCTTCGGCCCCTTCTTTTTATGNGTNATGTGANAGGAGNTGATATGGCTGAGGTCAAAATTGAAAAGGCTTCCAATGGGTACGAAGTTGAGTTCATGGACCCAGACATCAAGAAACAAAACGAGTCCGGTAAGGGCCCGTGGAAAGACCCTGAGCGCAAGATGTTGTTCATGACCTCGAAAGAGGTAGTGACGTTCTTGAGCGAGAACCTCGAGAAGCTGTGCGGAGGTAATAGTGGGTATGACACAGCATTTATGAAAGCAGTAATGGAGAAAAAATAATGGCTACCGAAATTAGTACAGGACCAGTAACTGAGAAAAGCGCAAAGGCAGCACCAGTAGAACCCAAGAAACCGCCTACAAAACGAATTATCCTTGAAGAAAACGACCTGATCCCGCCAACGGGACTTTTTGTTGGGGATAACGGCGTAGGCTACCTGCTCCGTGCCGGCGAAGAGATGGATGTGCCGCTCGGTGTGCTTGAAATCCTGAGCAACGCCAAAACCAGCGTCCCACAAGTTGACCCACAGTCGCTTCAAGTACTTGGCTATCGCGAGAAATTGATGTACCCTTATCGCATTGTGTAGCCCATAAGGGGGCATTATGACTTTACAAGACCTGCTGGACGAGCTGGCGCAAAACATCCTGCGGGATCGAAGCACCATTGTATCGGGTCCAGAAGATTATTTGTGGTCAGATGCCACCCTTATTCGCTACATTGATGAGGCGCAAAACATTCTTGCGCGCAAAGGATTGGTCTTACGTGATGCAACGACACCGGATGTCACCGAAGTTGCTTTGTCAGACGGTGAGTCTCAGTATACGTTGCATCCGTCTATTATTGCCGTTATCTCTGCCAAGATTGCCGGAGATAAAGGTGATTTGGCTCGCACCGGTCACTCTGCGCTAAGTTTGGTGCAGCGCCCTGACCCGCACTTTTTTGATCCAGAATACATATCCACCCTGCCCCCGGGCAAACCGTTAGCGTTCGCTACGGATGAGCAGATCGATTCTGCCTCCGGCAAGTCAGGGATTGTCAGCTTGCGCACGTATCCCGAGCCTAACGCTGATTACGATAACGTCGTGCTGCAGCTGCGGGTCGTCCGTAAGCCGCTGCGCCGCTTGTCAGAAGATGACTTGTCCGCTGAGCCGGAAGTGCCTGAAGATTATCATCTTGCGCTGCTGGATTGGGCCGCGTACCGCGCGTTGCGCAACATCGATACGGACGTTGGTGCGATAGACAAGGCCAACACATTCAAGAACGAGTTTGAAGCGATGGTTGCTCAGGCAAGAACCGACGCAATGAGAAAACTTTTTGCCCCTATGCACTGGGGCTTCGGACGCAATGGATTTGCGTGGGAGAACTGAGATGGCTGAAGACCCAAGAAAAAAGCAAAGCATAATCCCACGTGGGGCATTGATGACGGATGCAGTAAGACCGGCCAATATCGTGGACATAAACGCAATCCCTGCGCAACCCGGTGTCGGCGTAAACGTGCCTAAAGCGTATGGGCTCACGCCAGACGAAGTGCGCGGACTAATGCCTACGTTCGGAACAAATATTTTTGATGCGCCAGCGGGAAAACCTGCGGCCGCTGCCGTAACTCAACCGAGTGCATCGCCAACGGCAGATATGCCGGGATTCTCTCAAGCCGCAGCACGGTTGGCCGCTGAAGGTAAGGCAGACATCGAGTCCAAGCCTACCAACCTCGTGCAGGTTAGCCGCAGCCCTTCCGGCACGCTGGAGTTTAGTGGCAAGAACGTCACTGGTGACGTCGATTACACCGGCATCCCAAATTGGCGCAGCTCGAAAGGTGGAGCGTTCCAAGGGGGCTTTATGGATATGCCGGGCATGCAACAGGCTACACAAGCTGCCCCTGCGCAAACCGCCGCCCGTGGTGGGATGGACGATGCTACACAAGCTGCGTTGTCGCGCTATAACGAGGTCGCAGACCGTCTGGCGAATAACCCGGGCAGGACTTTTGGAGATTTCTTCCAGCGCAAGCGGGATCGCATGGCGTTACAACAGATGTCTCCCGCGCTCAAGGGTGTGATGGATATGCAGACCGCGCAGATGCAAGCAGAAGCTACAACCGGCGCTGCACGTACAAAAGCTCAATCCGATGCGATTATGAAGGCGTATGAGCGTGAAGTCGGACTTGAAAAGATTGCTGCAGAGTCAACCGCACGTCAGGCCGAAGGTCAGCGTCCGAAAGCCTTAAACCCTTTGCAGCAAGCCCAGCAAAATGAGATTTTGTTACGGCAGGCAATCATCACCGGTGTTGATCCTATGACAGGAGAAGTAATCCCTGAAGATAAACGGAAGCAGCTGGAGCAGAATTATGGGCTGATTAAACAGCCACAAATGGGGATTTACTATGGAATGCCGGGAGCTGAGTAATGGCGACAATTCAGGAGTACATGGATTACTACGCCAAGCAGTATGGCCTAGATGCGCCTAGTCAAGCTCCCGCTGTTGCCCCGATCGATTATTCAAAGGTTTCGGTACCCGCACCTGCTCCACAAGAGTTAGAGGGCGGAGTAATCCGTGACACGCTGGTCTCTGGGGCCAAAGGTGTTATCGGAGCCGGCGAGGCACTTGTTGGCCTTGCGAATATACCGACTCTCGGCCAAGCAGGTAAAGGTCTGGAAGCGTTTGGCTACCGGCCTGAAGAAGCTAAATCCATTCTTAACGAGCTGTATAGTCCCAAGCAAAAAGCCCTACAAACAGAACTGGCAGGCATGCAAGGTTTCATGCCGACCGCTGAGTTTATGCTGCGCAACCCCTCAACGATTTATAATGCGATTGTCGAGTCTGCGCCAGCGACTTTGCTGGGTGGCGGGATCGCTAGAGGTGTCACATCTTTAGCACCGAAGTTAAGTGCTATTGCGAGAGCGGGTATCGGTGAGGGGGCTGTCGGTGCAGGGATGCAGGCGGAGAACATCCGTCAGCAAACAGAATCTCGTGACCTTACACCTGAGCAAGTAGGGTATTCCGCATTGACGGGTTTGTCCGTCGGCACATTGGGGGCTGTTGGCGGTAAAGCCGCGAAAGCCTTGGGTGTTCCGGACATCGATGTTGTGTTGGCAGGTGGCGGCGGTCTGACAGGAAATGTTCCCGGGTATCTCAAGCGCGTGATTGGCGCGGGTCTCGTAGAGGGGGTGTTCCAAGAGCTGCCGCAGTCGGCCAGTGAGCAGGCGTTCGCCAATTTAGCGTTAGGTAAGCCGGTAGGACAAGGCGTAGCAGAGGCCGCCGCACAGGGCATGTTGGCAGGTATTGGTATGGGCTCAGGGTTCTCCGCGCTTCAGTTCAGGGTTTCTGATCCCGCCGCTGTCCCTGATCAAGATTTGATCGATAAGACCGATACCGCGCTGTTCGGCCAAGTTCCGCCGCCTCCGGTCGCTGCGCCTACGCCAGCACCTATGGCACCGCCTGTCGTTGATGTACGTGGTCAGCCGCAAATCCCGGGCGTTCCGGCAGCACCGGTATCTCCGCAAGATGTGACTACAGGGCAAGATCGTCCGTTCGCAGGTACTCCGGATACTGAGCTTCGTCGCACTCTTAGAGCGCTTGAAGAGCGTGCTGTCAGTGGTCAGGCCAGCTCGCGTGATATGAATTTAATGCGGATTGTTCAGGCCGAGCTGGAACAGCGCGAAGGTATGGCGCCGGCAGGCATGGTCACCCGTACCGGCACGTTGTTCGATGAAAATGCGCGGTTTGAGCGCCGTGGGCCAGAGGCACGTAGACCTGAAGCCGAAGATGTCAATGCACGTCTGGCAGCGGCAGCACAGCAGGCTCCTGCGCAACAAGAACAACCGTTAGCCGGAATTACTCCCGCTCCCGCTGAGCAAGGACTGGAACTACCTGTGACCGAGCAGGCGCGTCAGCAGCGTGTCCAACAGATGCGAGCACTGGCGAAACAGTTAGGCGGTGGTCGGGATACCCAGTTCACCAAGAAGCTCAACGCGCAAAACGAGACCGAGCTGACTGCAGCGGTCATTGCAGAATTGGAGCGCGGTACCTCGTCGAACCAGATTATGCAGCTTGCTGAAGGTCTGGGCATCATTGACGCTAATGGTCAACCGAGAGACTTCGACCGTGAGGTTCAGGTGGCGCAACAACAGCTGGCAAACGCTCAGCGTGCCGCTACGAGCCCATTCGAGAATGCAGAACAGCTTACCGCCGCCCGTGAACAGATTGCCGTGGCTGAGCGTAACCTTGCCGAAGTCCAGCGTCGTAGAGATGTTGTCAACGCTGCCCTGACCCCTCAACAAGCCCCAGAACAGGAGGCCGCAAATGCCGTTCAAGAGCCAAGACCAACGGAAGTGGATGTACGCCAACCTACCCAAGATGGCGGAAAAATGGCAGAAAGAAACACCAAAAAGCAAGCCTCTGCCCGAAAAGGTAAAAAGCAAGAAGTAGCTCCGAAAGATGCGCCGGCAGTTGAGCGGGCTATCGATGGGGTATCTACCCCTGCGCTTGTTTTGGCTGTCGAGCAGAATAACTTGCAAGCAGCTTTGCAGGAGATGATTGACGACAAGACCAACGCTTACACCGATCTGGAAAAGCTGGTCGCACGCCGTCTGTTGATGGCTAAGTCGCTGCCGAACATCGAGATCGTCAAAGCTGAGAATATGGTGCCGGAGAAAGATGGCAGCATTCCTGCAGCGCGTTACTTTGTCGAAGATGACACCATTCGTATCGTTGAAGGTGAAGCGGATTCGCACATCGTCTTGCATGAGGCTATTCATGCGTTTCTGCACTCGCGGATCAAAGCGTTTGAACGTGGCGACTTTTTTAGTCAGAATCTGAGCAACCTGCAAAAACTTTTCCAGTATCTACAGAAAAACAACCCTGAGCTGGCATCGCAGTACGCGTTTACGAACTTGTCGGAGTTTGCATCTGAAGCGATGTCGAACCGTGAGTTCCAAGAGCAGCTCCGAGATATACCGTATCAGCGCCAAAGCGTGTTTACGTGGTTCGCTCAGCAGGTGATGAAGCTGCTGGGGATCAATCAAAATCAAGCCAGCAATGCGCTGGCAGCCGCGATGATCTCCGTCGAAGGCGATATGATTTCCGGTAGAGAGATGCAGACGGCGATTACAGGTGCAGCATCTACCGAAGCTCCCGCATCAATGCAACGAATCACCGCTCCGCAGACACGTGAGGTGCTGGGTAACTTCCAGACCGTGACCAACGTGGCAGATGCTGTCAAAGAGAAGCTGCAGAACGTACCGTATGCCGATATGGGCGTCAACCTGTTCCGAGGCATCCTTGGATGGCAGACTAAGTTTAATCTGGTCGCCGGGTATGACAAGGTGCTGAATGGTGCGCTGCAGCTGAATATCGATGCGGACAATATACAAGAAGCTACAGCTGCTCGGTTTAATCAGATGTTCAATGAGCCTTACCATAAGCTCGAAGCGCTGGAACGGTCCAATCCTAAAGCATTTGAGACTGTGCATGAGTTGATGGCCGCTACGGCCTATCAGATCGACCCGCGTAAGACTTGGGAAGAGCACGGCCACCTGCAAAAGCTGGAAGGCAGAAAACTTGCGCAGGCCAAGAAAGACGTGGCCGAGTACCGCCAGAAGTGGGGCCGGTTGCCCGAGGACGTACAGCAGATTTACACCGATCTCTCGACCATGAACGAGGCGATCTACACGGCTGAGCGTGCGGTACAGATGTACAATCTTGCTCGCGCTAATGAGGGTGCGAAGATGCTGCCCGAGTTTACCAAAGACCCGACCGCAGAGTTCCGGTCTACTGCTGAGGCGCATGGCTCTCCGCAAGCCGCGCAGCGTTATTGGCGTGGTGTGCTAGAGGCATATCTTGTAGCCGCAGATCGGTTTGTAGAGCAGCAGCGCAAAGAGCTACCACAAAAAGACCCTGACGATCCTGAATATGTGAAGGCCGTCAAGACTGCGTTGAAGAACGTGACTGATCCAAAAATCCGGACCAAGATTCGCGCCCAGTTGCGTGTTGCGCAAGACGCACCAATGACTGACCTGCAAAAGGCGGCTTTACGTCATTTAAGGCCAATTGAGGCGCATGCTAAGGCAGTGCGGGAAACCATCGCGACTTTTAATCAAGCACCGTACTTCCACCTTGGCCGCTTCGGTGAGCAGTACGTTTCCTTCCGAGTCAAGATGCTTGAGGACGGCACAGCCGATCCGGCAGCGATGGAGGTTGTACAGGAACGCCTGCGCGATAGGTTTGACATGGTTTCCATGCGTAAGGACGGGCTTGACCCACACGTGTTTGCACGGTTCGAGTCGGTCGATCAGTCTCAAGCCTTTGTCAACGAACTGCGTAAGCTGCAGGCTGAAGGCTACCTCATGCAGGTGGGTGAGAAGGACAAGAACAATCGTGACTTGGGTGCGATTGTGTCAGGCACACGTAAGCAGGTGTTGGAGAACTACACAAGTGCCAGTACCAAGTGGTTGGATCAGTTCATTGAGACAGTTCAGGCTGAGGGCTATCCTGACGATGTAGCACAGCGGATTATCGCTCATGCGCGTTCGATGTATCTGGACTCGTTACCGGACACCGCAGCCATCAAGATTCAGCAGCGCCGTGAAGGTCGCCCCGGCTGGAACAGCGACATGATTCGCAGCTACGCGCACCGTATGCGGATTGGCGCCAACAAGATTTCCTCGCTCGCAGCACAGCCTGTGCGTACCGACTCGTTTGCGACAATGAATGACGCATATGCGCAGATGGAGACAAATCCAAACGTATCCGAGTCGGCAAAAGCCAAGGCTCGTGCGGTAATCGATGAGTTCGAGCGGCGCGATAAGGATCGTGCAGACATGCCGTCCACTCCGGGTATTGACCAGTTGCGGGCGATTAACCATGCGTACTTCTTGGGCTTGTCGCCCTCGTACGTGTTCTTGCAGATGACACAATTGGGCGTGTTGACTTGGCCTGAGCTGGTAAAAACTAACGGCGCTGTGCGATCGGCCAAAGTGCTGGCGCAGGTTACACCACTGGCATTCAATGTGCTGCGTCAGGTGGTGAAAGAAGGTTATCAGACTCGCGGTATTAAAGGCGCTACGGACTTCGTGATTACGGCTGATACGCTCAAGCGGTCCGGATTGACTGCAAGTGACGCGCAGTTCCTGACAGAGATTATGGCCTCCGGCAAACTGGACATCGGTAACTTCGCTCGTGAAATGATGCGCGTGATTGAAGGCGATGCGCAAGGCGACATCAATGAGAAAATGGCGACGGCCCTGAAGGTTGCGTCCTCGTTCGGCTACATGTCAGAAACTGCTACACGGATTATCTCCGCGCTGGCAGCGAAGCGTATGTACGATTCCAAGAAGCATGCAGGCATGTCGCAGGAGCAGTACGCCATCCGCATCATCGATGAGTCGATGCTGAATTACAACCACCAGAACATCGGGCGTATGACGGGCAAGAAGGGCTTTGCCGGCACGTTGACACCTGTGATGCTGAGCTTCATGCAGTATCAGTTCCAGTTGCTTGAAAAGCTGTACAGAGAAATGTACAACGCGATCAGCTCTGATCCAAAGATTAGCGCAGCGCAGCGTACCGAAGCGCGTAGGTTCCTTGGCGCCCACTTGAGCGCGATGATGGTCTTGGCCGGGTCGCTAGGGTTACCGTTTGCTACGGTGATTGCCAAGGCTGCGGACGAGCTCTGCGAGCTGTTTAGCGACGGCCCATGCGATTCCAAGGCAGCCTTGCGTAATTACACTGCAGACGTGTTCGGTAGTGACATCGAGGCGATGAT